GCAACTCGACCGTAATCTTCCCGGCTCCGTCCTTCATGCGAATAGCTTCCCCGGCTTCTTCGCACGAATACAGGTAGTGGCTTCTGGGGGAACTCTCTCGACCGAAGACTGAGGTGTCTTGTGGCAGGAGGTATCGAGCCACGGCGGCTGCCTCCATGCAGTCCAGGTCGATGTCGACGACCTTGTATTCAGCCCCCAGCAGGATGCCCACGTTACAGGGCACGGAGAAGGCGGCCTCGGCCACTTCTTGGCTGGGGTACTTGACTTGGTTCCAGTTCTTGGTTTCCGGCCCCTTCTTTCCTATGGGGATCATGACGGGGGTGGACCCCACTTCCATGATCCAGGAGGCTGTCTCAGCGGTGGTTGGTTGCCAAGTCTCGGGGCTGGTGGTATTCTGTGTCATAATAGGTGGATCCCTTCGCACTGGATGCGAAATGAGAGGACGCTCCGGTGGGTGCGTCCTCTCTTTCTTCTTCCATGAATGTTCGTGGCGGCATTCGTTCAATATACACAAGCGTGACGATCTTGCAACCCAAGGCGGTGGCGGGTATCCTGACTCCGCCGCATGTCTCGCCGTGTCCTCGCGGACCCATGTGACAGTTGCTCCTGTGCGGCGGGGCAAGCGGCACTTACTCTTCTCTTCCTCCTCCTCCCCTCCGAACAGTGGGCCACACGTGGTCCACTGTTCTTGTATGATCCTCTTGTCATAACATCAGGAGCAAACATGTGGATAATCCCAAAATCAATCACTTGTCCCTCTGTGCTGGATATGGGGGAATCGACCTTGGACTCAGAGCAGTTCTCCCAGATTGCAGAACAATCGCTTATGTGGAGATCGAAGCCTTCGCTGCAGCGAACCTGGTTGCGAAGGTGGAAGCGGGCGAGCTGGATTCGGCACCTGTCCATACGGACATTAGATCCTTCCCATTCGAGTACTTTCGCGGAGTGGTGGACATACTCTCTGGAGGTTTCCCGTGCCAACCATTCAGCCATGCCGGGAAGCGTGACGGGGTGGACGATCCTCGGCACCTCTGGCCCGCCATTGCCGAAGGAATCCGAGCCTGCAGACCAGCAGTTGTCTTTCTCGAGAACGTCGATGGAATCGCATCAGCAAAGTCACCGGGATACCACAGCGTTCTCCACCATGTCCTCTGTGACCTGGAAGAAGTGGGTTACCGAGCAACGGCAGGATGCTTTAGCGCGGCGGAAGTCGGCGCTCCTCACCTTAGAAAGAGATGGTTCATCCTCGGCGTGGCCGACGCCGACAGGGATACACGCCGACCGAGGGAACCACGACGAGCCGGTGGAGAACTACCAGAAGAGGGTGAAGGACTACGAGGAGGGTCGTGCCAAGGGCAAGCCGGGCAAGAGCCTGGGTGTTGCGGTCAACTGGCCGACAGCATCAGCGAGGGACTGGAAGGACAGCCCCGGAATGAGTACGTCCAGGAAGGACAGACCTGGGCAGGCGAGGAAAGCGGATCAACTCCCCCGTGCCGTATACGCAGAGGAATGTGGCGAAGAGTCCTGTGGGCAGCAGAGTGTGAGGGATTCCCGGAAGAAGCATGGTGCCCCTGTGGACTTGACTACTGCGAGTGCCCCTGCCCAGGACCAACACAAGACGGATGGGTGTACAGAAACGGAGATGGAACGCAACTGTGGGCACGACCAGAACAGTCCTGGCCCGCGCGACTAGGAGAAGGGCAATACGAATGGGAACCGCCCAGGACTATTGAACCCGGCGTGGGTGGAGACACTGATGGGACTGCCTTTCGGGTGGACCGACTTAGGCTCTTGGGTAATGGAGTCGTCCCCCAAACCGGAACAAAAGCATTCGTGACACTCATGGATAGAATCCTCAACTGACCTTTCGCCACACGGGCTTGCTCGTTGTGAACTCGTGAATATCCCGGCTGACTCCCAGTCGGGGTATTTTTTGCAAAAAGGTTGAACTATCGGTAGATGTTTGTTAGGGTTCCTGCGTAGAAGTGGGCGAAAGCGGCTTACCTTTTCCGGGGATGCCCCCACAACTGAGTTCACTGATGTGACCCGTACAGGGAAATCAGCCGAAGTAGTGACCCTGAGCGTGAGGGATTGGCTCACGCTCGTGGGTATCCTTATGCCGGTCGTGATCCTGGTCATCTTCGGATGGATACGGCACGACCGATTGCTTACAGAGGTGGCGGCAAACCAGATCATGCTCAAGGACCGTATGGAGCGTGTCGAGGTGAATCTCGATGGGATTCGACCATGACCCGTTTCATTCTTGCATGTACCACGGCCCCCCTGTCCCTCATTGGCTGTTCGCAGTCGGCCTCGCACAAGGCGTTTCCCCTAAATGGGCCGGACTCACAGCTCGCGGGGGGGCTCGTGGACGCAGCGACCTCCTCTGGAAGTCTGTGGCCAATCACGTTCGCGTCCAGCCTATTCCTACTTGCCTCGATCCCAGCGTTCTTCATACTGGACCGCAAGCAGTTCATAGCGATTCTGGCTGTTGGTGTGATACTGGCAATCTCCCCGATTGTTCTACTTGAAATACTGGATCACCTTGTGATCCCCGTTGCGGTTCTTGCTGGCATAGCAGGTGCTGCTGTACTTGTGTTCTTCCTTGGTCGCCTTTGGGACCGATGGAAGACTTCCCGCCGAGCCAAGGCTATGGCAGAGGCGATTCGTTCGGACGGCAACTCGTCCACCCTTACTGACACTGAAGCAGCGGATGCGATTGAGTCGGTATCGGTTCTCAGGAAACCCAAGAAATGACATCTCTCTCCTACCTGATTCTTGTTGGTGTGGTTTGCTTTGTAAGCGGTGCTGTTCTTCAGCACACAAACTTCTTTGGCTGGGCCTGGGCAAGGCTCCCATGGGGCAAGAAGGGATAATGAATCATTGGAACTTCCTGTCATCAACAACTGTGATGGATGCGGCGCATGCTGCATGGATGTCAGTCTCCCTCCATTTACGGCGGACGAACTTGGGGAGTTGCCTAATGATGTTCAGATCGAACTGGCCCTCTACAGGTCTGCTGGTAGGGAGCGGAACATGATCTGCGTATGGTTGGATGCAGGTAAGAAGTGCAGCAGGTACGACATCCGGCCCAAGACGTGTCGTGATTACGAGAGGGGCGGAAGTTCATGCAGGGTTGTTCGGGTTCAGTATGGGATTGATGTTCACTGATGACACTTTCTGCATCATTCCAGGACGGCGTTTCAGGAGGCGGCACCTTCAAGGATGGTGGATTAGCAAACGGTGGAACTATTACGAACAACGGCACAGCAGGGCTGATGACGATTGGTCTTGAGTCAGGGAAGTCCGGGAACATAATCTACAGGGGTGTTATCTACATGGGCTTGGATGAGATTCCCAATGGTGCGATTGTTACTTCTGGAGTGTTAACATTGGTCTTGACCGATGCAAGCGGAAGTGGTGCCTTAAACTATGAGGCGTACCGAAGTTCGGAAACGGATTGGACAGAATCCTCCGACTACCCAACGTGGACGGCCAAGGACGGATCAAACAACTGGTCTACTGCGGGCGGATCTTCGACCGGGACAGGCATTGATCTTGGTGCCATGCCCTCTTCTGCCGGGACTATTACGACTGACATCACGGCCCTGGTAAGGGAAGCAGTTGACAAACGAAGCAAGGTTCTGAACATTGTATTCAAGGGGTCAGCCGAAACTGGAAGCACTTATGCGTGGTTCGTATTCAAGACTGGTGACCACGGCACGACTGCCGACAGACCCCTGTTGTCTGTGAAGTATGTAACCGGCGGCGGAGCAGCGGCCAAGACACGATCAGCCTCTCATCCTGGACTCGGGCCAGGCAGGGGCAAAAAGAGAAAACGACTTTTCCGGCAATAATGCCGAAGGTGAAATATGGCAGGCGTAATAAATGCGGAACATCATGACAGGGCGATGCAGGTTGTCAAAGCGACATTGACATTTGATTCGGCCAGTAGTGGAAGTATTACCGATCTGACTACAACCCACAGTTACTACGGATATCTAGTTCAGGTATTCATTGACTATGGTGGTACTACTCCGACTAACTCATGGGATCTCGATATTGAGGATGAGTTTGGGGTAAATCTTCTCAATGATAAGGGAGACAACCTTGCCGTTGCTACAGACCCTACCACGATTACCCAGACAGACCTGGATAATGGAATGGCCTGTTCTGGTCAGTTGACATTCAAGGGAACCAACGGTGGAACCAGTGATGGTGTTGCCGTGATCTATCTCTACATTGCGAGGTATCAATGAGCAGAGGCGGACTTCCATGGCCCAAGACGATCGAGACAGTTCGCGCCCGTGCGGCGGAGGACGAGGTGAGCGGTATCGCCTACACCCCCCTCACCAAGCGGCAGACGATCTTCCTCGAGAACTTCGCCAAGATCCTCACGATCCGAGGTGCGGCCAAGGCTACTGCCATCAGGTCCGACACTCACAACGCTTGGCTCAAGAAGTCACCCACCTACCGCAGAGCATTTCTCTCGGTCTGGGACAACCTGGCCGAGAAGGCATTCGCCATCGGCTTCAAGGATGCGTTCGACGAGGGAGACACCAAGGCCAAGGAACTCTATCTCAAGGCGTTCTACCCCGAGCTGTTCAACACGAAACGGAAACACGAAATATCAGGACCAGACGGAGGTTCTATTGAGGTGAATCACGCCTCTCCTCCACTGGCCCACATCATTCAGAGACTCAATGCCCTCACAGAAGGAAACAACCCGGATCTCCCCGAAGGAGTC